TCATTTGTGCCCCTTGTGCTATCTGAGAAAAAAGCCGTAGTGTAAAAGCTACGGCTTTTTTCTTTTTTCATTATGATTTCATGAGCTCATTATGATATAATTTTATTTGTGCGGGGCCCCGCCATAAAATTTTTATGGAAGGAGGGCTGACCAATGAAAAATCAAAAGTTCAAAAAAGCTGTTGTTTTCCGAGCTTATCGCATTGATAAGAAAACAGGCAAAAAGATTTGGGCGCGTGACTACGGGTACAAAGCTTGGCCAATCCCAGTTTCGGAATTAAAACAGTAATTGCACAGCCTCCGCGGTAAACGCACAAGCATGAACTCGCGATTCATGCAAAAAGAGCCTTATGTAATATAGGGCTCTTTTTATTTTAAAACATCTTTATTCTGTTTATATTTACCACGTTCTTTATGTACTTTTGCCGTTTTAGTTTTGATTAAAGAATGTGATGGCGCATACGATTTACACATATGATCAATATGAATGCCGTTCGCTTTACACCAACCCTTAACATTGTTTAAGCATCTTCTCTTTTCACAATGTACATCAGTCAATCGTATTCACCTCGCCCCCTTAAATTTGCATACAAAAAGACCACCTAACCGTTATAGATTAAGTGGTCTTTTCGTTTTAGTGTTCTAGGTTTCACTGTGTCGTTGAGAGATAGAGTATCTGTTGTCCTATTAACTCACACTATCATTATAAAATGTCAAGAAGGACATGTCTAGGACAGTTTTGGGACAATTTTATTAAGCTATTTTTGTATTCAGCCCAATAACGCCCCAAAGTAATACGGAGAGTTCTTCAATCCCTCTAGCGATGTAGCGTTTGATGGTACGTACATCTGGCTTTTCAGGGAAGGATTCAGCAATTTGCTCTAGCGTTTCCCCATTAATATAATACCTGCGCATACATTCACAATACTTAAATTGCTTTGCGTTGCACTTTTCAGCATAGATGTCTAGCATGTTATTCACATGTCGCATCATTAGTGCGGTTTTTTCTTTACTTTTAACAATGGCATTTACCCTTACTATGCTGTTGTCGTCAAACATATCAACTAACAGTTCGTTGAGCCATATATCCTCGGCTTGTGTCGAATCCGAGATAGCATTGTCTACATAAGACTGCAGCTGACTGTAATGCTTTAATAACTTGATCGTGTTGTGTCGAAGTTTACGACCGAGTTGAGCATTTTCTTGTTTAGCTAATTCATAGTAAGTTTTGGTTGCCACCTCTGTGGCCAACCTTGTAATCTTCTCAATGTCATATTCATTCAAATATGTTTCCCCCTTTATCATTTATTTTGTGTTTTAGTCCGAATTTGTTTACCAGTGATAAACAACTAATATTTTAACTTTTAAAAAATACCAACCATATTGTTTTCCCTCTACGTTGCCCAATTACAGGCTCGCAAGGAAGCAAGGTTTTAATTTTAGAAAACGAGATTTGTTCCTCATTCCATTTGAATATCAGTGTCCCATTTTTCTTTAAAACTCTCCAGCATTCAGAGAGGCCTTGCTTAATGTCGTCTTTCCAAGTTGTATCTAGCCTCCCATATTTTAATTTTAAAAATGATTTATCTCCTGCCCTTATTAGATGAGGTGGATCAAATACTACTAGATAAAAACTTTCATCTTCAAAAGGGAGATCTCGAAAATCTGCAATTATATCAGGCTTAACAATTAGCTTTCTACCATCACATAGCATTGTATCTTCAGTTCGATTATCCATGTAAATTGTGTCTGTATTTTCTTTGTTAAACCAAAACATTCTGCTACCACAGCATGTATCTAGTATTTTCATTAGTTATCTTTTATACACACATTTTTAGCTTTGCAATAAACATCAACATATGTCTCATCATGGTCACCATTGTGTGTTACTTCTACATATTCATCAATACCAGGACCACTTACTAATGCTTTCCAGTTTTGTAAAACATTACAAAACCATACAACATACATGAATTCTAATTCTTCAAATTCATGTCCCATTTCTAATAGCACTGTGCGAGCGGCTTCAATCGCTTTTACTTGTAAGTTACTCATTTATTTATCTCCTTAATTCTTAAAATTATAAAAATATTCCCATATTTTCTGTAATGTGTAAGATTACGTAGTCTTCATCATCCTGAATAATCTCATCAGCCATTGTGCCGATAAACTTTCTGTTATCGTTTTCAAGCACGCCTGCGGCTTGCAATCCATCAAGAATAAACTTCTTGGCAAATGCCACGTTATCAGGATCATGCCTAGTTGAAGAATGCCATTCGAACAGTAGGTCTACTTTTCCACTTACAGCCGGTATATTTTGCTTTTCACATTGTATGCGAACCTGCTCAGTACATTTCTTCTTCATGGCTGCCGCAGCTATAGTTGAGCCACGTTCACAGTCGATATACTCGTTCAGTGTTGGGAACCGGTCATGAGTTTTTTTCCGGAATCTAAATTGACATCTTAATATGATTCTCATCTGTGAGACTCTCCATTGAATATAGCCACAGCATATTCACCGCGTAAACGGTCATACACCCTTTGACTATAATTCTTTTCAGTCCAGGCATCGCTATAATTCGTCGTAAGAATTATGGGTTTCATCCGGTTGTAACGATCAATAATAATGCTTTCAACTTTGGATGGTACCCAATCAGACTTGGAATACTCCGCACCAAAGTCATCGAGCAATAGCAATGGGATATTCCGCAGTTTTTGCTCAAATCTTAGATACGCCACATTGTCGCCTTTAGACAATGTAAGCATGGTGTCCAATAAATTAGGCATAGAAATCATTAAACACCCTTTGCCTAATTCCATGGACTGTTTTAGAATGCTAACCGCAATTGATGTCTTACCTGTGCCAGCTGGGCCCCTTAATATGAGGCCCTTACCGGAATCAAGATTAGTTTTCAGATTATCAGAATACTTCTTAACCACTTCATAAGCTTCAGCGTTTTCTTTTGGAAAACTACCATGTTGGCGTAACCAGTCAAAATCCATATCATAATACCGCTTCGGTATCCCGACCGAAGCATAGGTGGTATTAACGTTAGTTTGAATGACTACTGGTTCATCGTAGACCGGGTAAAAGAACTCATTTTTTACCGTGGACGCTTTGATATTCTTTTTCCCAGTCGACGTCTTCGTCCTTTCTCGAATTTTTTCGAGACACGCCTCTAGCATTGCTGTTACATTTGCTTGCTCCAAAATCCTTTTGCACCTCCTGCTTTAGATTCCCTGCCGTGACAGTTTCAACATACTTGATACTATTGCCACCGTTATCCGCTGTGGTATTAATAGCAACAATGACTCGTTCTTTGCCATATGATTCAACTAGATCATCTAACCGCTCTTTAATAGTAGGTGATACAACTCCAATTGATTTCATATACAATTCGTAAATGGGTTTATTTTTTACTTCATCATCTTTAAACATAGATAGAGGATTTTCATCTTCACGCGCGCGCGTATCTCGCTCTATATTATTTTCTTTTCTTTTCTTTTCTTTTATTAGTTGATTTTGTTGAACATGTGTTAAATTTTGTTGAACATGTGTTAAATTTTGTTTTTTTGCTTTTCGAGATTCCGCACTTTTAAGGCCCGCCAACCTACGTTTTTCGCTGATAGTTTCCTCTTTCACTTTTTTAAATTCAAACCTTCGAATTAAGCTGGGTGACCAAAAATATTCGTCATCACAGTCCAATAATTCGTAGTCATGAATCAACAAATAAATTAACAAAAATGAACAAAATGAACACATTGAATTTTGTTCCAACACGTGTTGATTTTTGTTGAACACTTGTTGAACACTTGTTAAAATTTGTTCATCATTCATTTTTAATTCATTATCCAAAGCGACGAATGTATATTTTTTTAGTGGCAATTTATAGTCATCTGCTGCGGCTAATTTTTCAATCAATATCCACCACCATGCATAGGAAATCATTCCTAATTCTGAAATCATAGCAGCGATTTTAGGATCATTGCTCGCATTGATGTCGTGACTAAAATAGTAGGATTGGTTTTTCGCCATTTATATCACTCTTCACTGTCGTTAAATAAACTATCCTGGGCTCGACGTCCCATAATAAACCTTACGCATTCATCGATTAAGTCTTGAACCGAGATAGCGAATGTAGAGTCTGCATATTCAACATTTAACCAGCCCGTTTTAAATTTAAATTCATTAGGTGTGTTCATGTCAGACACGATACCTTCAACGCCAACCTGGTTAATAAGGCCTTCAATGTCACCATACTTAAATTTGAATGTATTTACCAAAAATGGGATTTTAAATTCTTCCAAGAATTCAAAGTTCTTCTTCACAATAGACTGCAATTTACTGAACGCTTGCAGAAGTTCAGGACGTGGATCATCCTTAGATTTTAACGTGAATACATCCGTTAATCCTGTAGCAGATGGTTTTTGATACGCAATGCTGATATCGTTATCTGTGATTGCTATTGATTTAATAATCATAAAGAGCTCCTTTCTTGTTCTACGATTACTAATTTGCCGGTAGCAGCTTGAACAGCTCGTTTGAATGTTTCTGCATCTGAGTTGCTATCTGATAAATGTAGTAGCCGTATGTCTTGGCACTTAGTTAGGTCCATAGATTTGAGGAATTTAATGACGTTTTCTAGCGAAAAGTGAGATTGAATTAATCGTTCCATTCGTTTTTCATCCAGGTAACCAGCATCTACTTGTTGGTTTAGGATTTCATAGGAATGGTTACATTCAACCATGATGTGATCAACATTCTTAAACGTATACCGGCAGTAATAGGTATCTGTGATGTAGAGCAGTTTTTCCTCTCCGTCAGAAATCAAAAAGCCAACATTAGGAACATCATGTTCTAATTCGAACGGCAAAATACTGAAATTACCTATCGTAAATTGAACCTTAGGCGTAATATAGATGACTTTGTGGTGTCCTGTTACATACAATGCATCTGCAGTATCTTTTAGCATATATACACGATGACCTAGCTTTAATAGATCATTTACTGCCTTGCTATGGTCACCGTGTTGATGTGTAAGCAACGTTCCGCATAGGTGTAGGAAATTAAAGCGACAATACCGTTGAATCTCTTTAAATGGTAGCCCTGCATCCAGTAACAGTTCATCACCATTGGTTGAGGTTTTTATTCGGTAGCAGTTCCCTTTCGAGCTACTACCGAATGCTTGAATACTGATCACAATTAATCACCAAACATATTAACTGCTTTGCCGGTTTCAGGATTAACAAACTCACTGGCAGGACCAGGTTCTATATCAATGGCTTCAGAATTTGCATTATTAGCGATTGTTTCTGCCACATCTGATTGAACATCGATAGTTTCACCTTCGAAATCAGGGGTGAGTTCGCCATTATTATCACGAATGACGGCGCCGTCTACAGAAATTGCATTAGCCATGCTCTGCATTTCAACTGATAGAATGCCATATTTACTTAACAAACGTTTTAGTACTGTTTTGATGGCCATTGCGTCAAAGTCAGTTTTCCAAAGACCAAAACCCCTTTTGTATGTTTGAGAATACTTTATAGCGTGTGCTTCAGCATCTTCTTTAGACATATATAAATACTTTTCAAAGCCATTAATGAGTTTGAAATAAGCGATGTATCCAACTACATTGTCACCAGTTCGCTCGCCCAATTCGAATTCGCCTGTAAGTTTATTATGGTGTTTAATTTCGCCTTCGTAGATTTCACTAGCATTAATGGTCTTATATTGACCTGTGCGCATGGCCAACTGGATATACCCTTTGTAACCCATTTGAAATTGAGCTTCATTAATTTTCTTTTTACTGTTATAGAAAGGAACAATATAGGCAAACCCCAAATTTTGATTGATTGGAAGATCCAAAGTGGCTGCCATTACACCTGCAGTAATAACTGTAGTAGGGTCCGCTTTAGATAAAAGTTCATTATTATTAGATACAGAAATCAAGCTAGACACAAAGGCCGCTGATTTTTTACCCAAGATTTCATTAAAACGTTTCTTTACAGACTCACTAGACACCATAGTTTTAAGCGATGGTGTTTGAGTTTGTGCTTTTGTTACTTCACCCATTATGTACCTCCTATGCCGTTTTATCGGCATCTACTAATTCAATTAAAGGGAAAACTCCATTTTGTTTCAGTAAATCGTATATAAACAGTCGCCCCTTTTGAGTCCAATATGTATGCATATGCGCCTTTTCTACATCATCAATAAAAGTTTTGCTTGATGTATATCCTTTGTCTGCATATTTCGCATACAAGAACCATACGCCACTTTGTTTAAATTGCACTTTTTTATCGGCTAGAAATTTATTAAGCCAGGTTCCGCTTTTCCCATAGTCTTTAGCAATTTGAGTAATGCTTAGCAACTCTTTATTTTGCAAAATGACATCGTAATAATTGGCTTTTGGCTGCAACTCTGCCAATTGTTGATCTTTCATAGATATAGACAACTTATAGTTTTCTATCGTTCTATTAGCAACTTGCAGTGCTCTTGCCATTACCTTTTCTGGCGAGTTCCAATCCTTTTCTACTTGAATAAAATATTCTCGAGCTTGTCGGCCTTTTTCATTTCGAGATAACATGCATAATTGCTTTGCCATATCAATTGTGATTTCATGGTCAGAGATAATGCGTTTAACCTCTCGATTACCTTCAATTTGAACTCGCTCTTTTTTGAGCGGGTTGAAATCTATACCAACTTCGAACCCATATTCACACATCCGAGGAAACCAATCTTTATATTCTGTTCCAATTTCTAAAAACATATGTAAATCTCTGCCGCTTACATATTGAGTATTTTCTACAACGTTGATAGGTACTAATTGCATTCTTCATACTCACTTTCTTTTAAATAGTCATAATATACTGATTTGTTAACTAATTTAATTGCTTTTTTTAGCGAAGATACCGATTCGCCAACAGTTAGCTCATGCTCAGACAAAATAGTATAAATGTATGCTGCCATTTCATCTGTACTCATAATTACTTTATGATTATTTGCCATACTTACACCTCCTCAACGGTTAATTGTTTCGCCGACTCATCAACGATCAATTTAATTGTTTGGCTATTAACAGGCACAAAGTCAGTAACAGCTTCAGCATTATCGATGAACACTGGAGCATTAACTTTGAAATAGCTAGTCAATGCGTTAATGATATCTAAACCTACATTAATGCGTGCTGCGTTATTCATGCTGCGGTATGGCACCCCCTTATAGGTAGTTTCACAGCATTCTTCAACGTTGCCATTCAACATAACGTTGAACATTTTGAAACGAGCTAGTTTAAACCTTGCATTAATGCTTTCTTCCAACATGTTAACTTTGGTTTTTACAAACTCATCCATAAGATATGATGCCTCATCGAGTTTCATTTTTTCTTCGGATAATTCAGCCTGCTTTGCCTCGAGTTCTGACACACGGAGTTCAATGCGCTTAATTTCAGCAAACTTATTGAGCTCTTGTTCTAACTTCATACGTTCAGTTTTGTTGTCTGATATTTTAATCTCGAGTTCAGCAATTTCTTCCGAGTGATCCGAGTTATCTTCATCAATCGCCACTTGCAGCATGAGCTCCTCTGCTTTTAAATCAGCATATTCAGAGTCATCATTAAGCACCGGTGCAGTTAACATCCCAATCTCTTCGGCTATGGTTCTCTTTACGAGTTCTTTTGCTTCAATAAGAGCTTCTATTGTTTCCACAGGCTCCAAATTAGAATCTCGTTTTTTGATACCTTCAATATCCTGTTCCTTTAGGTTGATAGAGTGTTCAATCTCTTCTAATCGCTTAGACTTCTTGAGATTATAATTCGCTTCTGCTTTCGCATAAGCATCTTGAATTTGCTCTGCAGGAAGTTTTTGCCGACATGTTGGGCAATGATCATTAACGTCTGCAGTAAATGTTTCTGCATTAATCTGACTTCGTTGAATGGTTAATTCTCCAATTAGACCTTGAATAAGTTTGATGGTCGCTGCTGAGTCATCTATACGTCGCTTTGTATCCTCGAGCTTAGTTGTCAGTCTATTGATTTCAGCTACAACAGAATCATATTCATTAGACTTCCGGGAGTATTGTTTTTTATATTCCATCTGCAGTTCTGTTTCACGAGCCATAATCTTACGTTGTACATTTTTTAATTCAGCACGTTTATCAACGAGAGAGTGACCATTCTGCAATAAGGCTTTGTCATTTTCTAACTTTTCGATATCTGCATTCAATGTATCGATGTTAATTCGTAGCACTTCCGGATTAGCAGTCACTTCAGGCTTACCTCGTAAGGCTTCATCAATACGAACCGGAATCATATCAAGTTCTTTATTAATAGCTGTTTTCTTGCTAGCAATAACTTTGCGTTGATCATCAACCGTCCGACCATCTAATAACTCAGCTAAACGTTTTAAATCTTCACGACTATTAATTACAGCAGCATCGTCAAAATCGCCACACATTTCAAGAAGTAACTTACGGCGATTTTGCCAGGAGTACGTCTCATTGAAATATAAAGGATTGGTTATTAATTTGAAGATGCTTTCATCAACAAGTGAACTAACTATTTCTTTGTATTCTTTTTCTTTCTTAGGAACACCATCGACAAAATAGTCTGTCGTATGACCTGTTAAGGTAACTTCACCGCCACGAGGGGAAGAGTACTTTTCACGATAGACCCGTTTAAGCTCAACAGTTCCACCTTCATCCAATGTAAAGGTACCTGTTACTTCATGATTAACTTTATGGATTGGCTCGCCACCATCCAATGTTTTAATTTCAAAATCGGCTCTATCCAGGCTATCTTTGCCGAATAGTAACCAACATACAGAGTCAAATACAGTCGTTTTGCCGGTAGCATTATCACCACGTATTACGACATCGCCATTAAGATCTATGGCAAAGGACTTTAGCCCTTTAAAATTTAGTAATTCTAATTTTGTGAGTTTCATATCATTCTCCTATACAACGGTGGCATCCACATCGATGGTGTGCGGCTCAATCTGTAATTGATTGGCCCATTGCATTACCGTCGAATTAATTTGAGCATTCATTTTAAGTTTTTCATTAGCAAAGAGTTTCGCCTGCACTAAATCGAATATTTGACGGCCTTTCTTCTTACCCTTATTGGCCAATTCCAAGCACGCAATGGGCTTCATAGCATCGTCGGTAACTAGCACTATTGCGGTAGTTCCTTTCATGACTCTGTCTCGGTATGATCCAACGCAATTTTTTAACCGTTTACCTGCAGTCATTAAATCGGCTGCTGTTTTTGGGACCATGAAGTGCATCCCATTCACGTCAGCTTGTAGCTGGGGAGCCTCCGGAAGCATTACGTCACCGTA